ACAGTCAGCAGTAAAGAATCCTAGAAAAATATTCAGTCAAGCTGGGGCAGACCCTGCATTAAATAATCGTGTAACAAATTTAGAAAATAATGAATATAAAATCCTTTACTTCCAGACCATCAGTTCAGCAACAGGCACAATCACGAAACCCACAGGTGCGACAATACTTTTGGACCAATTTTATAGTGGTGGCGATGCTCTTGTTGAAACACTTAGTAATGGGCAACCAACTGGACAATCTCCGCTTACCATTGGTGGTACAGTGGTATCGGTTACTAGTTTTGATACTAGTGGGAATTATGTCCTTAGTGGTACTCCTTCCGCTTATCCTGTAGCATTAGTCTACATATTTAAAATTAAAGCTATTGATTTGCCTAATCTAAACATGACTAACATCATGCAAATGGATGCTAATGGTTATGTACCTTATGTAGGTGCAATAAGTGATGTTAATTTAGGCGAGTTTGGAATACAATTAGGTAATTTAGAGTTTGATAATACACCAACTAATATACCAACAACTGCTGGTAGTGTAGTTTGGAATGATACAGATGGAACTTTAGATTTAAAATTAAAAGGTGGCAATGTTACTTTACAAATCGGACAAGAGCAAGTATCAAGAGTAGTTAATAAAACAGCAACAAACATTACTTTATTAGAATCTAACTATCAAGCTGTACGAGTTACAGGGGCGCAAGGTCAAAGATTAAAAGTAGATTTAGCTTTAGCGACAAGTGATTTATTAAGTGCTGAAACAATTGGTTTAGTAACGGAAACAATAGCGAATAATCAAGAAGGATTTATTACTACAAGCGGATTAGTAAGAGGTATTAATACAACTGGTTCTTTACAAAGCGAAACTTGGGCGGATGGAGATATTTTATATTTAAGTCCAACAACTGCTGGTAATATTACAAATATAAAACCTATTGCACCAAATCATATAGTTATTATTGGTTATGTAGTACATGCTCATATAACTCAAGGAACTATATTTGTTAAAGTTGACAATGGTTATGAATTAAATGAACTTCATAATGTTTTAATAAATGGAGTAGCAAACAACGATGTATTAACATACGATAGTGCTACAAGTTTGTGGAAAAACAAGCAAAGTAATAGCTGGGTAGATATAACGGCAAGTTGTACAATAATTGGTTGGCTTTCTTATTCAATTAATAAAATAAAATCTGTAGATATGGGTTCATATTATATTGTAAACGGACAAGTAACAGGAATATCTAATAGTTCAAATACGCAAGTTGTACTTCCTTTTACAAATAATGGAGTGCAATTAGATGATTGTAGGTTTGCAATAAATAACGGTACAAATATTTTTGCTAGGTGTTTTGTTTGGGAAGGTAGCAATATCGTTGATTTTAGAGCAACTGCTGCTGGTGCTGTGTTTGCAAGTCTAGGAACAAAGGCTGTTTATTTTACAGTAATAATAGAAAAATAATTATGAAAGAAATTTATAAAGCATTAAAAGACTGTAAAATAGTATTAACTATTTCAAATAATTTAGATGTTAATAGTATTGTGAAAATTAATGATAATATTTTTGATGATGTTATTTTAGCCAAATCAGAAAACAATACAAGGGTATTAGAATTAGATTTAAAAAAAGATGATATTATTTTAGTTACAGATAGTGAATTAATTAATTATATTATTAACTAATGATATTAAAATTTCAGAATATAACTATAAAACAATAGACGAATTAATAATTGCTTTAAAATAAAAGAACTTAAAAGACTATGAATGCCTCAGAATTAATATTTGGAATAAAAGACGTAGTAGCAATTATCATAGGATTAGGCTCTATAGTTAGTTTTGTTTATGTTATAAAATCAAGTTCAGAAAAAGCTAACATTAAAATATCTGAAGTTAATGATGAATTAGATGAATTTAAAAAAGTTGTAAATGAGAAGTTTTTACATTCTAAAAATACAAAAAAAGCAACAGTAGAATATATCATGGATACAGTAGAAAAAAAAGAGAATTTAATTTACAGTAAAATAACTGAAATAAAAAGTGAGCAAGAAGTAGCTCACAATAAGTTATGGAACAAGTTAGACACTGTAGAAAAGATGCAGCAAAACATTAGTAATAATTTAGCTGAACTAACAGGTTATTTAAAAGCCAAAAATATCTAGTTCAGAATACAAAAACTAATAACTGAAAGGATTAGAAAGAAAAGCATCCGCAAGTACGCGGTGATGCTTGTAAAACATTAATGTCAAAGAAAGAAGTTTAATATTAAAAAATTAGTAGCATGAATAGAACTTATAATCAAATAGAACAAGCTGTTAGATCACTTGGATATAAATGGTTTACAGCACCACATTCTTTAAATTATGTTTGGGAAAGAACTTCATTTGAAGCCACAAATAAATTTACTGATTATTTACATATTTGTTATCAAGGAAATCATGGAGATAAAGTGATATTAACAATTCCAGCAACAACAAAACCAGGATTAAAAGGTTCGTTATTAGAACCTACAACGGTTGAAGGCATTAAAGGAACAGCGGTTATAGAAAGTCCTCAGCAAGTATTAGGTGGATGGGAATTTAGGGATACTACAAAAGAATTTAGTTCATATCCTTATTTCAGACAAGTTGGTAAGGTTAATTATTGGAGAGATGGAAATAAAGACACTTTTATTGATAAAGTTCAAAGGCAAATAGCAAAGATATTTGGAACACATTGGCACAGAATGAGTCAAAATAATACTTATGGAAGTGGATTAGTTAATAATTGGAGTTTAGGCTGCTTAGGAAGCCCAGAGCCTGAATTTGAAAAGATATTACCTATTACAAGAATATCGTGTGGTATTTATGGTAATAAGGTTACTGGAACAATCATCGAATCCAAACATATAATTTAAAAAATTAAGATATGAAAAAGTATAAAGTATATTTCTCGGTATTTAATTTATTCGGGAATACTCAATCAGAGATTGTAAAATTACAGCAATACGCAAAAGGTATAGTAAGTGCTATTGCGGGAATGACATGGTATGAATCTAATGCTACTTATGCTATTTATGTAGGTATAGGAGGTGTTATATTAGACACGTTATTAGCTTGTTTATATTTAGAAGAAAAGAACTAATGGAAATTTCAGTAGTTAAATATTGGTTAGGGGTAATAGGCAGAGGCATAGTAATATTACTTGCTTGTTTATTTGTATTTAGATATTGTGGCGGATGTGAGAATAAAATCGAAATAGCTAAAAATGATAATAGTCAGTATTTTACTAAGATGAAGTCAGATAGTATGATAATTGTTAGCTTAATTAAAAAACAATACCAAGACAGTTTAAATACAATAGCTTCAAAACGCTCAGAAGACTCGATTAAGGTAATTGCAGACAAGAATGAGATGTTGTATAGAAGTTCATCTAAAAGAGTTAGAGAATTACTTGCTAGAGGTATTTGTGATACTGTATTGATAAAGATTGCTATGAATGATTGCGATAGTACTATTAAATCAAAAAACAATTTACTTGCTCAGAAAGATTCTACTAATAAAAGTGTTAATGAAGAATTAAGTACAGTAAAAGAAGAGTTAGTTATAAGTAAAGGAATGGTTGTGACGGCGCAAACAATAATTAAAAATCAAGCGGAAGACTATAAAACTCTTGAAAAGGAGTCTAAAAAAGCTTTAAGAAAACAAAAGATTAAAACAATAGGCGCTATTATAGTTGCATCAATTACAGAAGTTTTAACTATATTTGCTTTGAAATAAATCTAGGGTCGCAATCTTGAATTTAATTACAACTAGCCTTACAGAAATGTGAGGCTTTTTTAATTCAACTTTGAGTTAAAAACCATTAATTATTTTCGTTACATTTGAAGTATAAATAAGTAGAATATGCCAACTAAAAAACAATTAATAGATGATATTTTAATTTTAGCTGAAAGATTTTCTCGAACTGATGAATCTAGGATTGATGAAGATTGGGTTGGATATAAAGTAGAGCAAGCAAGAGTTTCGGAAATTCTTAAAGAATACAACATTACTAAGGTTATTGACCAAAATTGGTTAGTTGACTTTGGTATTTACTCGTTAACTAAGGTTAATTTCTCGGATGATCCAAACGTAGACTTCTGTAATTGCGATATTATGAAGGCTATAATACCTGAAGTAATCAATTTAACTTACTTAGGAGACGGGAACTTAGATTTAGGATTAAGAGTTATATCTGCTTGCGGAAAGACTACTTACACTTTCTATCCTATTGAAACGTGGAGAATGATACCTAAAGAACACGTTAGAAGTATGTTTCATTACTATCAAAGATTCGGCACTACTATTTATGTTAATAAAATTGTGCAAAACCTAAGATTTTTTGGAATACCTACTACAACAGAAGGATTAATGATTAAGAAAACATTACCTGTTATTAGTGGTGGAATTAAATCAGGTTATTCATATACAGTAAAAGGAACAACAGGATTAGTAGTTTACGATGGAGTTAATTATTTACCTAATGATACGTTCACAGGAACGGCTACAACTACTTTTACAGCTAGCGGAAACTCACAAGTATTCTATACTAACTATGAAGTAGAAATGACTGAGAATGACCCATATCCTGTATCGGCGCACTTAGCTAGACAAATTGTTATTTCGATACTTACTACTGAGTTTCAAATAGAGAAACAGCAAGTAGTGGATGTTTTAAATGATTCGGCGGATGATGTGGTAACTAAATGAAGAAATTAGTAGATAAGAAATTAGGAGAGTGGTCAACTCCAAGAGTACATGGATTGATTAAGAGGGACTTTAAAAGAAGGTTTAAACAAAAGATAACTACAAAGGATATTAACGATATTTGGAATAGTTACATAGAAGAGGAGATATTGAACAACTTAAAAATAGGAGCGATTATAAACTTAGATAATCAAACTAAAATTTGGGTTAAAGCGACAAAAACAACAGACAGTAAAAGAATGATGTCGTTACTAGAGAAAGGATTAACGTATGTCGGAGGACGAGTAACAAAAGCTAAGTTGAATTTAAGTAGTTCTAAGTATATTTACAAGATAGTATTAGAAACTAAGAGATACAAAAAGAATAAACAGATATTTTTTAAACCACATCAAGATTTAAGAGATGCTGTTACAGAAGGAATTAAAAAAGGAACATTAATAACTAGATTACAATGTCAATAAACAGATTAATATCAATAAACAATCCTATAATTAACGCAATGGATTTGGCGGCGGTTGACCACGCTAATCACAGACCGTTATTTATGACTTGGGCTTACCAAGCAGAAAAGGAAATAGGAAGTTACTATCAATACGAAAGACAATGGAAAGTTATTGATGTTTGCGGATGCACGGCACAATTACCTGATAATGCTATTAAGGTAGAAGGTGCTATTTTAGGAAGTCACGATGTTAATTGCGGAAGTATATTTGCTAGAACATTTAGTAATCCAATAGTTAATGCTTCATTATCGGCGGATAATACTTTCTTAATAGTTGATACAGGAGTATCTGAAACTACAAGTGGATGCGGAATAGTTCCATACCATTTTCAAAATAATAAAATGATATTTGATGTAGAATTACATAACGATAAAGTAACTGTTCAATACATAGGATATAAGGTGGATTGTGATGGATTTATGGAGATAGGAGAAAATCACGTAGAAGCTATTACTCAATTCATATTGTATAATTGGTGTATGAGAAGAAAAGATACTAAAATGATGCAATGGCACTATACACAATGGGATAGACTATGCGCTCATTCAAGAGCTTTAGATGCAGAATTATCAGAAACAGATAGAGAAGAGATTGCAAGATTATACCATGACCCTTATTCAGGTCGTGGATTATGGGTAGGAATGAATATAAACAATACTTATGGCAGGTTCAGTTATTAATACATTTGACAAAGGACTTCATCAAGATAGTTCTTTTATATTACAGCCTGACGGCACATATCGAAACATGAAAAACGGTATGCTTATTTCTTATGACGGTAATCATTACACTGTAGAGATGACTAAAGGAAATAAGGTGTTACTTAAATTAACTCCAAGATATTTAACAACTACAGCTACATTAGACGTAGAGCCTATGCCAATAGGTTTTGTTTCTTTTATTGATAAGTTAGTAGTGTTCTCGACAAATAGCGAGTCTACTACAGGATATGGAGAAATAGGCGTAATTTCATTTACTAGAAGTGAAATGGATTTCGTTGGAAGTTATGTGCCATATTACCATAATGCAGACTTAAATTTTACTAAATTACATAAGATAGAAGGATTTTCTTTTAGAGAGAATACAAATAATCAAAGAGTATATTGGACTGATAATTTTAATGAGCCTAAAGTATTTGATATTGCTAATCCTATTTTTACAACTTATTTTACAGGAGCAGCGGATTTAATAGCTAATAATACCTACATGGTATTGCAAGGAGCAGTTACTTATAATGGAGTTAAATATGGAGTAGGACTTACGGCAGGAAATATATTTAAAGCAAGCGCTGGTACATCATATACTTTACCTGTAGGTGCGCCATTAGTAATTGAATACTATCCATTATCTTTATTAGATTGGTCTCCAAGTAGATTATTAGGTAATATTGAGTTTAAAGAATATGGTACAGGAGATAAGTATTGTGGAAGTCATATTTACTTCTATAGACTATCTAATTCTTATGATGGCGTGGTAACTTCTTGGAGTTACGCAAGCACTCCTATTCACGTAGGAATGAATAATTCATCTACCTTTATTACAGGAAATGCTTATAGAGATTTTGTAGGTAATGGAACCGCTACAACTCTTGAGAATAGTGGTAAGTCTGTAAAGTTAAATATAACAGATATTGATACTGATTTTGATACGATTGAGGTAGCTTGTGCTGAGTTTACACAAGTGGCGGATGTACCTTATAGAATTATTATCACAAACAAAGAAGCTGTAACAGGAGCAACTATGTCTATTACTGACACTGGAGCGTCTAATTTAGGAACAGTAACCATTAGTGATTTAACATTATTCCCTGCTAGTATTTTAAAGTGTAAAACAGTAAATACAAATAAGAATTACAGTACTATCGCTAACATAACAGAAAGAGAAGAGTTTGATTTAGATTTAAGTGGAGTAACTATTAATCAGTTTCAATATCCTTTAGTATCTCATGGAGATTTGAATTTATGTTCTAATTGTAATGTTCCTGCTGATGTAAGTCCTCCATTAACAGGAAATCCACCAGCAAATTCAATTTTACCTTATAGCAGATGGTTAGTTACATTTGGAAACAACACAACTGATACAGTTACTTATAAAGGAGTTCAGTACGTTACAGGAGATGTAATAACAGGTTCATTTGGAGCTATTGTAACAGTTCCTTCATCTATTTTATTTACAGGAAATGGAGCTGTTAGACCATGTACAACTAAAAATAAATATACAGCTATTAGCGATGGTAAAAGACGAGAAGATGCTATACAATTAACAACGGGATTTTGGGATTACAAAGATCCTGCCGTAGCATCTCATAATAAAGGATATTGGAGTGGAGAAAAATATAGATTTGGAATTTTGTTTTTTGACTTAAAAGGCAATCCATTCTATGTAAAATATATAAAAGGAGACCCAACAACTTTTGACTACACTTTTGATACTATTCCTGATAAAGGAGGATTAATGAAAAAAGACAATTACCGTCCAAGCGGAGGAGCTTTAATACAAGATTCTTATTCTTTAAATCCATCAGCTATAAATATAAGTGGATTAGATATACCTGAATCAGTAATGAATCAAATTAGTGGATTTAGTATTGTAAGAGCAGAGAGGGACCCGATTGTAATTACGCAAGGATTATTAATGCAAAGTGTATATAGTAATTTGCTTGGTTTTAATTCTGTTATGCCATTAGGTATATGCAGAACAGATTATAGTATTTTACCTATGTATGAAGTTGGAGATGGATACTATATTTACTCTGTATTATCGCCTGATATACAAACTGGATATTCTTTTCCTTCTGCGGTTAAAATTGGAGATAATTTAAAAGAAGCTTGTTGGTTAAATGGAAGTCAATTAAAAACAGATACTCAAAAAAGAGTAATGTTTACTAAATTATTTCAAATGTCTGCTGGAATCTTTGGTACAGGAAAAGATGCTAGTTCTCCAAGAACTTTACCTCTTCAATCAATGAATGGAAATGCTGTTTATAATTTTGATGAGAATAATGGTGCTGGAGGTTTTTTAGGAACAAGTGTTGATTATAGAAATAGATATTCTAACGTAAACGAATTTCAAGTAACACTTAATTATGATTCTATTTGTGGCGTAACACCTTTTAGCCCAGGCTTTGATATTTTATCTGTTGGGTGTAAAAAGCAAATAATTAAATCTCAATTTAATCACTTTGATGCTTTAACGGATTATAACGCTACTGCTAATACGTCTAACTATAACAAGATGTTAGCTAATTTTATAACAGATACAGACCCAGCTAATCAATACGGAGGAGCAAGCGAATCAGCTATAGCTAATACATTGTATATGTCTTGTGGTCACTTTCAACCTATTAACACACAAGTTAAAGCGGATACTTTAAACGGAACGTTTGCTTCAGGAATTTACGCAGGAGAAAATAAATATACTTTTAATGATATAGAGGTGTTCGGCGGAGATTGCTTTACAAATCTTATTGATTTAGGATATGGATTATGGGATGAAGCATTTGAAACTAGCGACAATGCTATGTCTTATGCTTTATGGTTTCCATGTGAGGGTAATGTAAACTATAATTTAAGAAGAGGGCAAAAGGTATCAAATAAGAATATGTATCCTTCTTCGGGAGCTACAGGCATAGGATGGTTTGATTCATCTTTGTCTCCTACGACACAATTAGAATCTTATAATTATAACAAAGCATATACTACCGATGGTAATTTTATTAAATATCCGTCACTACCACTTAATTATAAGTTTACAGGAGAATTTGATTACAGAATTAGATGGAGTAAATACAAAACGCCTGGTGAATTAATAGATTCATTCCGTGTATTTAGAATACCTGATTACAGAGATTTAGATGGACAGCGTGGACAAATTAATAATCTTAAAGCAAGAGATTCTAAACTATTCTATTGGCAAGACCACTCAGTAGGTTACACGCCGATATTAGAACGTCAATTAGTCGGAGGAAGTGCTTTAGGAGATGCTACTGCATTAGGTGTGACAGGAGTTATTGATAGATATGATGATATAGATACTAACTTTGGAAATCAACACCAACACGGACTAACTGAAACAGAATATGGTTTTGCGTGGTTTGATATGCGTAGAAGAGCATTTATGGTAATGGGTATTGGAAGTAAGCCTGAAGAAATGTCTATGGTTAAAGGATTGCAAGTATTCTTTAATAATGAATTTAATGAAGGTAATATTTTTTATCCTAATAGTTTTTCAAATATTTATAATACAAATAATTTAGATATACCTGAAATTCCTTTAATGGGATATGGTATAGTGGGAGTTTATGACCCTACATTCAAAATGACTTATTTAACTTTTAAATACGCTAAGAGAGATTTTATAGGAGAGAGTAATGAATCATTTGTAAATAGAGATTTTACTTTAGGATACAATCATATTTTAAATGCTTTTGTAGCTTTTACAGATTGTACTCCTGCTATATGGCATAATCATAATGACTTGGTATTAACAGCTAATAATCCTAAAAATACTAAGGCTTATAATACAGATATGCCATCTACTTCATTTGTAATTGGAGATACAGTATTAGTTGGCAATGTAGAGTATATTTGTGTTAAGGATGTAACCATAGCTTCATATCCAGGGACATTGACTGCAATAACAGGAACTAATCCATTAGCACCAAGTAGTAATTCATGGTTAGCTATTAACAAAACTAATGAGATTTATTTACAAAACTTTGGAGCTGACTTATGTAAATTCTATGGTAAGGTATGGGATTTTGAGCAAGAGGTTGTTGTTAATTTCAAGACTGACATGGCGGTAACCCCACAAAATATGCAGGTAAAGACTATTGGACCAAACTCTACAAGTGTTTATTTTGATACAGAGAATCAATCAGCAAGTGATTTAAATATATCTACAACTAATAGAAATTATAGATTTATAGATGGAGCATGGTTCTTTTCAGTTGCTTTAGATTCATTAAGAGGAAGATTGACTGATTATTACGTTAGAGTGAAATTTATTCATAAAAATTATGTAACTAATCCTACTACTGCTAAAAATATACAAAAGGTTTCTCAATGGTTAAAAACATTCTTTGTAAGTAAAAGATAACTCAAAGTTGAATTATTTTGTAACCTTTTATGGATAACTACCGTACAAGTACTTTATAAACCAATTAATATTAGAAATTATGGAAGCTATTAAATCTCGTAGAACAAACATTTTAGTTTTATTATTATCATTTGGATTCTTATTATTAAGCAGTTGTGCTTTTGGGCAATCTATGGAGATAGAAAGATATTCTAGTTATAATTCTTACTACAAGAAAAGTATCATTACAAAATATCCTTCTTATAATTTAGAGTTTGTTGACGGAAAAGATACTACTTATTTTTCTGTTTTCTCTGACAGTATCCGCGCTGGTCATTATGGAGTTAGATTGTATGCTTATTTCTCTAAGACTACAGATTTAAACAACTCTATTATAAAAATAGGATTTGAAGATGGTAGTGAAGATTATATTGCTGCGTTTGAAATAGATCATAAGTTGAGTTATGTTGAATATGCTATTCCTCAAAACGTGTTTAATAAATTATTTAGATTTAAAGTTGTTTCAGTTCAGTTTAATTACAGAGATAAGATTAATAAAATAGAAG